ATGGCATAAAGCATGAACTACGCCGAGCTGAAGATCAACATTGCTGACATCTGTGAAAACGAGTTCACAGAGGAGCAGTACGCCATGTTCACGCAGCAGGCGGAACAGAAAATCTACAACACGGTGCAGTTGGCCAACTTGCGCAAGAACGTCACTGGCACGTTGACTGCGAACAACAAGTATCTGGCCGCGCCGAATGATTTCCTGTCGGTGTACTCGTTGGCCATCTACCCGGCTGCAGGCGGGAACTACGAGTTCCTGCTGGACAAGGATGTGAACTTCATCCGTCAGGCGTACCCCAATCCGGCTACCACCGGCAAGCCCAAGCACTACGCCATCTTCGGCCCTCAGTCGAGTGATGTAAACGAGCTGACGTTCATCTTGGGGCCAACTCCAGACGCCACTTACGCGGCTGAGCTGCACTACTACTACTACCCCGAGTCCATTGTGACCGCAGGTGAGACGTGGCTGGGCGAAAACTTCGATTCCGCTTTGCTCAATGGCGCTTTGGTTGAGGCTATCCGCTTCATGAAGGGCGAGGCTGACATGGTGAAGCTGTACCAAGACATGTACATGCAAGCGATTGCTCTGCTTAAGAACTTGGGTGACGGCAAACAACGCACCGACACATACCGTGACGGTCAGACAAGGATCAAAGTGTCATGACAATCGCGCAAACCGCAACCACATCGTTCAAGGTGGAGCTGCCGCAGGGCATTCACAACTTTGGACCGACATCGCCCGACACGTTCAAGATCGCGCTGTACACCGCTGCCGCCAATCTGGACGGCTCCACGGCTGTTTACACGACATCGGGCGAAGTCGTTGGTACGGGTTACGTGGCTGGCGGCAACACACTGGTCATTACGACCACACCTGTGGCTGCAAACAACAGCGCCAACGTGCCCACGGCCTACTTCAGCTTTGCCAACACCTCTTGGACAAGCTCAACCTTCACAGCCCGGGGCGCGTTGATCTACAACAGCACAGAGGGCAACAAGTCCGTGGCTGTTCTCGACTTCGGCGCTGACAAGACCGTGAGCAACGACACCTTCCAAATCATCTTCCCAACTGCCGACGCCAACAGTGCGATTGTGCGAATCTCATAAGGACACATCATGGAACACAGCAAAGCACAAGACAGCGTTACCGCAGGCATGGTCGCTCAGCGTATTGGCGGCGAGCGCGTTGGCGCGGGCGGTGTGTTCACCGTTACCTGCGTGGGCGCAGACGGCAAAGAGAAGTGGTCTGACACTTTCCACAACCTCGTGGTCAACGAGGGCCTGCAGGACATGAACAGCAAGTACTTCGCTGCTGCTGGCTACACGGCTGCTTGGTTCCTTGGCTTGGTTCAAGGTCCCGGCTCCGGCACAACCTTTGCCGCTGCTGACACACTGGCTTCTCACGCAGGCTGGACAGAGTTGGTCCCCGGCACCGCCTACACCGGCAACCGCAAAGCAGTGACATTCGGCACGGCCACCACGGCGGACCCATCGGTGATCTCCAACTCCGCCAGCCCCAGCTCGTTTGCCATGCTGGTCAACGGCACCGTGGTTGCAGGCGCATTGCTGGCCAGCGTGAACAGCGGCACGTCCGGCATCTTGTTCTCGGCTGGTGATTTCACTGGCGGTGACAAGACTGTGGACAACGGCGACACGCTGAACGTCACGTACTCCTTCTCGCTCGACGCAGCCTGATAGGACGTGCGGTGTTTGGCGATGTCACTTTTGCCCAAGCACCCTTCGCCTCTTTAGGCGGGAACACGTTCGCCGTCTCCGCAATTGAAGCGGCTACGGCTACTGCAGCTTTTGATGCCCCAAGCGTCACCCGGGGCGGCATCATCAGCGAGACCTCCACGGTCCAAGACGCTTTTGTCAGCCAAGCCATCATGCGGCCCACGCAGGCAGAGACAGCTTCCGCATCAAGCGTGCAGTCGGTGATCGCCACCATGGTGGCCAGCGTCTTGGAGCAGGCCGGAGCTACTGACGCTCAGACGGCCATCGGCACATTCTTGGCTTCCCGGGCGGAAAGCGCTTTAGCCGCAGATGCACAGTCGGTTATTGGTACGTTCGCGGCAGCACAGGCTGAGGCGGCGACTGGCAACGACGACATGACCAGAAGTCTGTTGATCTCTGTGGCCATCGCGGAAAGCGCTACGGGCACGGCCACCCAAGTGGCTCAGGTGATCTTTACAGGCACCGTGGCAGAAGCCGTGAGCGCCTTGAGCACTCTGGGTGTCATCAAGACCGCCAACGTGTACCCCACAGGCGTACAGCTCACCATCAGCATTGGCGGAGCGCTGGTCTGGGCGGTAATTGACGACAGCCAGACCCCGAACTGGCAAAATATCACCAATACCCAAGGTAGCGGTTGGACTGAGGTCAACGACGCTCAGACCCCCGGCTGGACGCAACTACCATCGTAAGGATTAAAAATGGCATTGGTACTCAAAGATCGCGTCAAGGAAACGACTACAACAACGGGCACCGGCACGGTTACGTTGGCTGGCGCAGCCGCAGGGTTCCAGTCCTTCGCCGCTGTTGGTGACGGCAACCAGACCTTCTACGCCATCGTGGACGCAACATCTGGCGATTGGGAAGTTGGCGTCGGAACTTACACAGCTTCGGGCACAACCCTGTCGCGCACAACCGTGGTGTCGTCCAGCAACGCTGGTTCTCTGGTGAACTTTGGCGCTGGCTCCAAAGACGTGTTTGTCACCTATCCATCTTCACGTGCGGTGTATCTGGATGCAGCGGGCTCCGCTGTCTCGGTGCTGGACATTGGCACCTTGGGCACCAGCACTGCCAACATCACCACCGCCAACATTACGGCAGGCACGGTATCGACCACGCCCACAAGCGCAAACGATTTGGTCAACAAGACCTATGTGGACACGCTGGCGGCTTCGGGCATTCACTTCCACCAGCCAGTGCGGGTGGAAGCACCAATCAACCTGAACGCAACCTACAACAACGGCACAGCCGGTGTGGGCGCAACCCTGACCAACGCTGGTACTCAGGCTGCTTTGGTGATTGACGGCGTGACCGTCAGCGTGGCGGATCGCGTGCTGGTTTACCAGCAGACCACGCAAACTCAGAACGGTATCTACGTCGTAAGCGATGTGGGCTCGGGATCGACCAACTGGATTTTGACTCGCTCCAGTGATGCGGACACCTACGTCATCAACAGTGCTGCAGGCTTGAGCGAAGGCTCTACTGTTTTTGTGCAGCAAGGCGCAACAGGCTCAGGCGAGACCTACACCTGCAATACGACTGGCGTCATCACGTTTGGCACAACCAACATCACGTTTGCTCAGATCAGCTCAGCGCAGATTTACAGCGCAGGCACGGGCCTGACCCTCTCCGGCACACAATTCAGCATCACCAATACGGGCACTGCAGGAACGTACGGCTCAGCATCTTCTGTCCCGGTGATCACCACGAACGCACAGGGTCAAGTCACAGGCGTAACACCTACGGCCATTGCCATCTCGGGCGCAGCGGTGTCGGGCAACATTTCTGGCCAAGCTGGCTCGGTGGCCAACGCTCTGACAGCGGGCACGTTCCTGACTTCTGGCGGCACGTTTGATGGCTCCGCAGCCCGCACTTTTGCCGTGGATGCCACGGACGCAAACACCGCCTCCAAAGTCGTGGCCCGGGACGCCTCGGGCAACTTCAGCGCAGGGACCATCACGGCCACACTGAGCGGTGCGGCAACGAGCGCAACCACAGCGACCAACCTTGCAGGCGGCGCGGCCAACCGGATCGCGTATCAGACCGGCGCTGGGGCCACGACATTCGCGGTAGCACCCACAGCTTCCAACCAAGTCCTGAACTGGAACGGCTCAGCGTTCACATGGAGCGCGGGCACGATCTCGGGTGTGGCCTTGGGGTCAAACCTGAACACCTTGACATTCGGCACCTACCTGACCGGCACGAGCTACAACGGCTCCGGCGCAGTCACGCTGGCCACCAACGCAACAAACGCAAACACTGCCTCAACCCTCGTGGCCCGGGACGCATCAGGCAACTTCAGCGCCGGGACGATCACTGCGGCATTGAGTGGTAACGCCACGACAGCGACTTCTGCCACCAGTGCTACAAGTGCAGGAAATTTGACCGGTGGAACAATATCCGGCAATTACGTAGTCAATAACGCCACCTCTCCTAACTCGTTTTATCTGCAATTCGGGGACAACACAGGATGGACCTACCGGTTTATGACCAGCGTAGCTGGCACGCCTACGACACGGTTTAGTTTTGGTGATAACGGGAACTTCACAGCCGTTGGAACCGTTGCAGGAACAAACATCACAACAGGTGGCAACGTAACGGGCAACGCCGCCACGGTTACAAACGGGGTGTACACCACTGGCGCACAAAGTATTGCTGGCGTCAAAACCTTTTCTGACACCCCGATTTTTAGTGGTGGAACCATTCAGGTTGGATCGTCTGCGGGCACATATCGGCGGTTTCGTTTTGACGGTACGATTTCCTCTGATGGGACAAACTTCTACACCCTGTTGAACTCCAACAACTACACCAGCTACAGCCCATCCCTAACGGGCAGCGGGGCCTCGGGCACTTGGGGCATTAATGTAACGGGCTCAGCAACTTCTCTAAACTCCAGCAACTTTATTTCGCAGACTGGAAGCAGCGGCAACTACAACACTGACTTTACAAACACGCCAGTGGGTACGTTTCGCTACAACGGCGACAGCGCAGGCGCTACGAATAATCCGGGCGGTAGCTGGTGGCTTGTTCAGAACATGCGGCACACCAATGCCAGCAGCTCATGGGGCACTCAGGTTGCTTGGGGCTGGGAAGACAACGCCAACAGATTGGCGACACGAAATGTGACGTCGGGATCGTTTGGTGCTTGGGTTTACTACCTGAACAGCAGCAACGTCGGAACTTATGCGCTGCCAATATCTGGCGGAACGCTAACGGGCCAGCTCACCACACGCGTTACTAGCGGCACAACGCCAATCGTCAGCGGTGGCGGGTCCAACTCCTTTCAGGTGATGGGCGATGTGTCCAACGGCGCATGGATGTCTTTCCATCGCGGCGGAGCGTACGCGGTCAACTTAGGTATGGACACGAGCAACGTGGTTTCTCTTGGTGGATGGAGTGACGGCGGCACTTCCCGCTGGACCTCAGACACCTCTGGTAACTTTGTGGCGCGGGGCAACGTCACAGCCTATTCTGATGAGCGCCTGAAAAAAGACTGGGCACCTGTTGCGGAAGATTTCATTGCGCAGTTGGCCAAGGTCAAGCACGGCACATACACCCGCACCGATTCTGAAGAGCGCCAGATGGGCGTGTCAGCTCAGGCCATGCGGACTTTTGCGCCAGAAGCAGTCTTGGAAGACAGTGAAGGCAGGCTCTCCCTCGCATACGGTAACGCTGCACTGGTCGCCGCTGTAAAATTGGCCGAGCGTGTTGTCGCACTCGAAGCCCGGTTAGCCGCCCTTGAGGCGAAAGGATAATCATGTCAAGCACCTTTTCCAACCTAAAGTTTGAGCTGATCGGTAACGGTGAGCAATTAGGCCAATGGGGCACCACGACCAACAGCAACCTTGGAACCGCCATCGAGCAGGCCATTGTGGGCATGGCCACTCTGGACTCCGGCGACTTCACGGCCAACGTCTGCACACTGACGCTGACCAACACCACGGCGGCTCAGGATGCCCGGGCACTGTGCTTGAATATCGCCTCCGGCGCGGTGTCTGCTGCGGGAACCATCAACGTCCCGGCCATCGAGAAGCCCTACCTGATCATCAACGGCTCTAGCTTCGCTGTGACGGTCAAGGTCTCTGGCCAGACTGGCGTAGCAGTCCCCGCAGGCACGCGCACGGTGGTGTACAACAACGGCACGGATGTCGGCGCTCAGGTCAGTTGGCTGGGCTCCCTCACATTGGGCGCTGCGCTCCCAATCGCTTCTGGCGGTACAGGCTCCACGTCCACCACCTTTGTCAACCTAGCAACCAACGTCACCGGCACACTGCCTGTGGCCAACGGCGGCTCGGGCGGAACAACTGCATCAGCGGCACGGACCAACTTTGGCGCAACGACGCTGGGCGGAAACCTCTTCACGATCAGCAACCCAAGCGCAGTGACGTTCCCCCGCTTCAATGCGGACAACACCGTCTCTTCCTTGAACGCTGCGGACTTCCGCACGGCCATCGGTGCAGGCACTGGCGGTGGCTCGGTTTCCTCGGTTGCCGGTACGGGCTCGGCCAACGGCCTGACGCTCTCGGGCACGGTGACAACATCCGGCAACATCACGCTGGGTGGTGCGGTGTCCAGCGTCACCACAACCAACTTCACAATCATGGAAGAAGGCGGTAAGCTCGTGATTAAAAATGGCAGCACGGTGATTGCTTCGTTCAGCAGCGCGGGTGCCTTCATCGCCAAAGACAACGTAACCGCCTACGGCACCCCATAAGGAGCAAGCATGACAATGCCATCAAGCGGCCCCTTGAACATGGGGGGCACATCAAGCCCAGTCAGTGTTGCGCAAGAACTTGGCCTGAGCCTGACCGCGACCATTTCAATGAACCAAACCAACGTCCGCACATTGGCAGGCGTGAGCACGACCAGCGGCACCTCATGGAGCATGAGTTCGCTTTACGGCAAGACAAACGGCTATGCCATTGAGTACTTGGTTGTCGGTGGCGGCGGAGCGGGAAGTTCTGGTGGCGGGGGTGCTGGCGGCTATGTGGCTACAACGGGGATCATGGCTCCGGGGTCTTCTTATGCAGTAACGGTTGGAGCTGGCGGGTCTCCGTTTGGTGTGCCAAACGGCTCAAATTCGTCTTTCAATTCAAGCGTTGGCGGGGGAGGAAATAGTGATCCCACATCTTCGTCCGGGAGTGGCGGTTCAGGCGTTGGTAACGGCGTCAACAACACTTACAACTTCCCTGCCAACACCCGCACCAGTTTTTTGGGCGGTGGAGTTGGTACAACAAACAGAGGTGGAAACTATTCAGAGGCCAGCCCAAGTAGTCAAGGACGCGGGGGTGGTGGAGGCGCTGGCGGCATCGGCGGGACTGGTAGCACAAACACATATTATGCCTACGGGGGTACTGGAGGCGTAGGGCTTCAGTGGTTAAATGGTACATTTTACGCAGGGGGCGGGGGTGGCTCTGCTACTACCTTCACTTATTGCGTTTCTAATGCGGCACAAGGCGGTGCTGGCGGCAATGGTGGCGGCGGTACGGGGGGCTTTTATTATTTTGAAGACACCGCTTGCGCCAACATACTCGGCGCAGCAACAAATGGTGCAACCAATCGCGGCGCAGGGGGTGGTAATGGAGGGCAAACCGCAATTGGGCTTGGCGGCTCAGGCATCGTAATCATTCGCTACCCCGGCGCTCAGCGCGGCTCGGGGGGCACCGTCACATCCGCTGGCGGATACACGTACCATACATTCAATTCATCCGGGACATACACAGCATGAGTCACTTTGCACAAATTGACGAAAACGGTGTCGTACTGCAAGTGCTGGTCATTGACCAAGCCGAAATTGACACAGGCAATTGGGGTGACCCAACCAAATGGATTCAAACTAGCTACAACACGCGAGGTGGGGTGTACCACACCCCCGAAACAAACGAACCGGACTTGGATCAATCAAAAGCTTTCCGCAAAAACTTTGCGGGCATCGGCTGCATTTGGGATGGAGTGGGGTTTGCCCCGCCAAAACCTGCGGAATACCCGTCTTGGATTTTTAATAGCTCCTCGTATTTGTGGGAGCCGCCTGTACCAAAACCCGTGGTAGATCGAACCAAGCCGCACCCGCCGTACTACGAATGGGACGAGGCCACCTTGTCTTGGGTTAACTTAGCTGCCAACGCCGACGGGCGCAAAGCTGAACCAATACCTGTTGCGGAAATTTAAAATGAATGAGCCAACCATAAAAATTGCGCACGTTTACAACCTGTTCACGCGCATGATGCACTTTGCAGATGTGGGTGACACCGAGTTTGCGCACACGCACCAATTTGATCATGCGACGCTTGTTGCGCATGGGGCTGTCCTCGTTCGAGCAAACGGTAAAGAAACGGTCTTTAAAGCGCCCCAGTTGATATGGATCGCAAAAGACATCCGACATGAGCTGGTTGCCCAAGAGGCTGGGACTGTTTGTGTTTGCCTGCACTCAACTTTCTACAACAAGCCGGGCGAAGACATTGTTTCGCAAGACATGATTCCTGCCGGTGCCGAAGAGTCCTTTGCACGCAGCCTTTCTGGAGAGAACGTATGAAACTGATCGCCACCATCCTCTGCGCCTTGTCCCTGACGGGATGCGCCACTGCCGAGTACCAAGCCTATGCCGAAGCTCACAAAGCGCAAGCAGCAGCCCAAACAGCACGTTTCCAAGCCCTTGCTGACATCGCTCGGCAAGGTGACACCACAGCCAAAGTCGCTGCTGTCATGTCCTTGCAAATGGGTGGGGGCCAGCAGAACGCGCAGATCAACGCCCCCAAGTCATGGGCTGATTACGCCATGCAGTGGACCGGCTTGTTGCTGCCAACCATCGGTCAGGTGTACACAGTCAACAAACAGACCAGCTTGGGCATGCGTCAATCCGACAACGCTACAGCTCTGGGCATCAGCACCAACGCAGCGTTCGTGGGCATCGCCTCGCAGATTCAAGCGCCAGCGGCCAATGTGACCTTGAGCGGCACAGGCGTGATCGGTGCAGGTTCTTACTCAATAGGAGCGAACAGTGGGTCAAACTCTGGCAACAGTGGTCGCCTTGCTGGTGGCGGCATTACTGACAATACGGCTACTCCAACTGTGGTGACCAGCACCAACACCACAACGACCACAACCACCCCCGCCACGGTGCCATGAAAGACTGGGCCGTAGCATTCTTTGCAGCGGCCCTTATTGTTGGGCTGGCGGTGTGGTGCGCCAAAGTGTTGATCTGGAGTTTGAATGGCGGATTCTGGCGATAAAGCTCTTGGCGTGCTGGACAAGGTGCTGGCTTATGTTGATTCGCCCTTTAAGCTGGTCGCCATCCTCGTCATGGGTCTGGTTGCGTTTGCCGGGTACTTTGTCTGGCAGAACCAGACGGTGTTGATTGGTGCTTACCAAGAGAACAAGAAGATGCCCGTGATCCACGAAGATCGGGTTGACGATGCGGCAAGTGTTTTGTTCAAACAGACCGACGCCAAGTTTGTTGCCATCTTCAAGGTCAACCCAATTTTTGGCACACGGGTCTTGTACCGCCTGTACACCAAGGACGGGCGCAGTAAGGAGATGGAAGGTTTGGATGTTGGCCTGTTCACAACAAACGTGGCAAACAACAACGACGTGGTGAAGTTGATGGCGGGTGAGACGCCGTGCAGTCCATATCTGAGGGCGCAGTCGGAGTTGGGCATTTGGTATATTGCGCAGGGCGTTTCGTTCACCTGCCGTATCAGCATACCGCCAGATCGCAGCAGGTTCATTGGGCAGATTACGGCTGGCTGGGTAGAGCAGCCGCAGAACATGGAGCACGTCCACTCCATGCTGGACATTGCAGCAAACATGCTTGTTAAAAGGGGTCATTGATGCTTTCACTGTTTTCAACTCTTGGGGGTCTGCTGATCTCCGGCCTCCCAAAACTGCTGGAGTACTTCCAGAACAAGGCTGACCAAGCGCACGAGCTGAAGCTGGCCGCGCTGCAAAACGAACGTGAGCTGGCTATGGCTGCGCAGGGTTTTGCCGCCCAACTGAAAATCGAAGAGGTCCGTACCGAACAGGTCCAGATGGAGACCGATGCCCGGATGACTGAGGCTGCGCTTGAGCATGATGCCAAGGTGCTTGAGAAGGCCTCCACATGGGTTTCCAACTACGTTGGAACTGTTCGCCCCACGGTGACCTACATCTTCGTGCTGGAGCTGGTTCTGATCAACGCCTTCATGGCTTGGTATCTGTGGAACCACCCCGGCCTAATCACCAACATTGATGACGTCATCAAGTACGCCGACCTGATCTTCAGCGCTGACGAGATGGCAATGCTGGGCGGCATCA